CTCCACCACTTGTATAACCGCCTCTTGCGTAAAAAGCGTATTCACTGGTGCTGTCATTTCTGGATTCAATTCTTCCTCGAACTTCAAGTAAATTACCCGCAGTAACTGAAGTAGTGCCAATCCCTACGCGCTGTGACGAGTCAATCGTCATTGCTACAGTTTGTGTAGGTGACGAATAGCTAGATGCAGTTGTAAAACGCAGATTTGAACCTGAACCGTTTGCGTCTGTTATATAGATACCTGCCGAAGGATTGCTTGCGTTAATAGAAAAAGATAGACCATGGTTGCTATTTGCAGTTCCATAGCTTCCATTTAAATTAACTGCAACACCAAACGAAGATGTTCCAGAACCAACACCTCCATTAACATCAAGTTTGTGGTTAGGGCTACTAGTCCCCAGACCTAAGCGGCCATCCGCTGTAATGCGCATTCTTTCATTTCTGCCGCCGCTGTTTGAAGTACGGAAAACAATAGGGGAACTGTTGGTGGTAGTGTTTCCGAATATTTGAGACTCAATGGCAAACTCACCACTGTTGTCATAAATTCGGTAAACATTATTTGTGGCACTATAAGTCTCGGAAACATAGAACCCACCGGCTTTGGCGCGAATTGCTCCATTCCCTGCTGTAGCATCTAATGCAAACGCGGCGTTTGGGGCTGCACCAATCCCTACATTCCCACTCGCATCAACAAACAACCGCCCCGTGCCATTAGTCGAGATGGCTACTTGGTCTGCGCCAGGGGAGTAAATGCCGGTGTTGGTGTCTCCAGAGATAAACAGTGAAGGAGAACCAGCAGAGCCTGAGGTAATCCCCAGAGCACCCGTCATGGTATCGCCAGACAAAGAAACAGTTGTAGTATCTACATAGTTCTTTGTAGCTGCATCTTGAGCAGAGGTAGGATCTGTGACGTTAATAATCTTGTTGCTATTAACATCAAGTTGATCAGCAATAACAACGTTACCAGTACTGCTAGAGATAGTCCGGTTAAGAACATCAAGGTTACCACCAAGTTGAGGAGTAGCATCCGACGCCACATCAAACGCAATAGAACCAGACGGAATGGTAACAAAGCCAAGCTGTTGATCTACTTCAAAGAAATCACCAACACTGAATTTACCGTTATGATCCGTGATAGCAGTCCAAATAGCACCACCATTCAGTTCAACACGTTGGTTGGCTTCAACAGGAACACCACCGTTTTCAGGAAGGGCATTGTAATTAGTACCTGACCCGACATACTCCATCGTGTGACCGCTAGAAGCAATCATCGAGCGGAGATAGAACTCAGCGGTAGCAGGCGTGCTAACAGCACCGTTAAGACCAAGGTTCTCGCTGCGATTAGTTGGATTAGGACGACTAATAGTCACATCCCATCCAGTACCATTAGCAACAGCAGAAAGGATTGGATACTCAATACCATTCAACTCAACCAGCATATTGGGTTGAGGACGGGTTGCATCGCCATGCCAGGAAGGATCAGCAGTAGGTGCTCCAATAGTAAAGGTAATATCACCATCAGCAGCATTAGTACTAAGAGCTGCAGTAAAGATCGGATCAACCGAACGACCATCAGTAATCAATGAGTACCGACCAAAGTCAGAAGTTGAAGCAGCAAGGTTAGCCTGACCACCATTCAGACACTTGATGTGGTAATGAGTAAAGAAGGCGTAGGAGCTAGTAGCTTGACAGTAACCGTTGTTAGTAACAAGAATGGCAGGACCATCAAGACCAACGTGGGTATAGCTGTCACAAACAATAGAACGAAGCGGTGAATTAACAGAAGGAACAGAACCGTCAACAATAATACCACCACCAGTCGGTGCAGAGTCGGTATCACCAGCAGAGCCACCAGCAGGACGGTTAGCATTCAGGTTGCTGTTATCAATCTCACTGTCGGAGAAGTTCGTACAATTTTGAATGTACGGAGATTTAATAATAGTTGAATCGTTGTAGAATGCAACGTTCCAACCTTGAACAGGTGGTAGACCAAACGTAGCATCAGGGTCAATAGAACCCACATCACCACGAGTACCAGATGCCTTAAGACCAGTAAAGGTCAAGTTAGCAAGGTAAGAACCACTATTAACTTCAAACAAGTTATTGGTTTCAGTTGCAGCAGTAGGATGCACCACACAGCTGCGTAGAGCTTGACCAATCACCGAAACATCACGTCGCTTGATCTGAATGGGTGCAACTTCTTGATAGACACCAGGAGCAACTACAACAACTTGTCCATCACCAGTACCGCCAACAGTCAATTGGAAACCAGAACCAGTACCACCAAGATTAGTGTTACTTGCAGACAGAACATCACCAATGGAATATTCTTGAAGAGTAGCTACGTTAGTAATAGTTGCAAGCGTAATAACACCAGCAACAACAGTGATGTTAGCTTGAAGTCCAGTACCAGAACCACCAGTCAACGGAACATTAGAGTAAGTACCGGTCACATAACCGGAACCACCGTTGCTAATTGAGGTAGAAACTTCAGAGTTGATCTGTTCAATAGCAGCTTTAATTGTTTGCTTAGGACGGCTAATACGGTGACCATCGTTAGCATTATCACCATTAGCTGCATCAACATAGACAACCTTGGTTTGACTGGTAAATGTACCACCAGAACTAATGCCAATCCAACCACTACCATTCCAAACAGAAAGAGTCTTATCAGCATCATTCTGGAACCAAGTCTTACCTACTTCCCAGTTAGAACCTGTAGGAGTAGCGGTTTGGACAATGGTATCAAAACGGCGAGCAGCAGCACTAGCAGTAAAGATGTTGGTATCTGCAGGAGCAGGGGAACCAGCGTTCTGTTCTGCATAGGTAATAATGTCTGCATCTTTAATTCGATCGAAATCAATCGAGTTTGATGCAAGACCAAGAGTAATAGTACCGTCGCCATCATCGGTAACGGTAATACCAGTCCCATCCGTACCAATATCACCAGTGATAGCAGCATCGATCATATCATCGATCTTAGCTGTAGTAGCGATAGTAGTATCATTATTAGGATTAGCTTCAGCTGAAGTGATGATGTCTTCTGCTTTAATCCGATCCAAATCAACTGAACCAGCACCAATGCCCAGAGTCACTACACCGCTAGTAGCAGTTTTGGTAAGCCCTGTATTGTTGACAAGAATGTCTGTCTCAATGACATGATCAATGTAGTCTTTAACAGTACCAGTAGTCGGTACTGCATCATCATTGTCAGGGATAACATCACTAGCAGCAGCAAGCTCTGCTTTAGTAAAGGTATCGTTTACTTCATCTTGGAACCGTTGATCCAAAGCAGCAGTAGTTGCAATGGTTGCATTATCACTACGCCAAGCATCAGTAGAATAAATAGTGTTATCAAAACGATCCCAATAGTTATCCAAAAGGTACTGATAAACGTCATCAGTTACACCTTGACAATTTGCTTCTTGAATAGCATAACGAAGCTGCTCAAAATTCTTATTCAGGTCATCAGACCGAATAGCAGAGCCAGGATTAAACAAAGCACGAATATCATCGATATTAGTGACACGCCTAATCCTGACGTTATCTACAGAAGACTCGTTGGGGTCAACAGGTGCAGCAGGTGATGGAGGTGCAGTACCAGTAAACTCAACAATGGTGGGGTTAGCGTCTGTAACTTGCCAGGGATAGGTGGCATCAGTCGTTGCCTTTACGTCCCATTCTTTAGTTGTAGCGTTCCAAAAGGAAACCTCAATCTCAGTTTTAAATAAATACGGGAAATCGAAAGAAAACTGAGTCTTCGATCCATTACCCGCTTGAATTGTTTGTACGTCAGCGCACGACATAATTAGTTAAGTGTAAGTTTACTTACGTTGAATAATTGCTGTGGTGGGATCGAAAACTTCGCCAGCAATGGAAGCTTCTTCAGACAAATCTTTTTCAGCTTGACGCATCTCAAGAGCTGCAAACATATCGCCATCCATTTCAGCATAAGCGAAATCTTCAGCAGCACGACGAGCTTCAGACAAACGAACATGAATATCATGCCATTTCTTCAGAGATACCTCATCTGATTTAACCAGTTGACCGCGTAATTTACGGAGCTTTTCAATACTCTTCCAGTCACCAGCGTCCCGCATGATCTCTTGAATAGAAGCTTTAAAATGCCCCTGTTCACCCATTATACGGAAAAGCTCAGAACGTTCAGTACTAGATAGTTTGACACCATCTTTTGTACGGAAAGTTGTATTAACATCAAATTCAATATCTTCCAAGAACTTCTCCTCAGGAGATTGATCTGGATGAATTTTGATGGGACTGTAAGCATTCCAGACACGCTGCATAAAGCCATAACCGTTCGCCTTTTTACCAGTCACAGGACTGTAAATATAAGGTTGGCGATTGGTAGGATCCAATTCACCAGCAAAGCTATTACGGTTTGCAAGAATACTAAAGAAGTCATTATCGACTTCCCTCATACCCTCACTGAAAATACGGGACCATTCATTACGTTGTCCAGCAAGAGGACCTAGGCTGTTGACAAAACCAGCACTCCAACGAGCAACGGCTCCTTCATTACCACTAAGCATATCCATCAATGGTTTAATGGTAGACAAAGCGGTACGATCAGTAACAGCTGCACCAAGCACAAAAGCAGACTTTTCTAACATTTTTTCGGTAGCTGCTTCACCCAGCATATCGAAGTTATCCGATATGTTAGCAACCAATGCTACCCAATCTGCCAAAGGACCTAGCCATTCATATGAATACCAATTACCGTCTAAACCTTTGTAAGTACGTTTCTTCCAGTTAGTTTGCTTTTCCCTAGCACGTTGAGCTTCTTTATCATAAAGACCATCACCACGTAGGCGATCAGTCATGACAAGACCAATTGCTGAAGTAACTGCCAAACCACCAAGAGCCTTACGTCCACGGGTCGTGTATTTAAGATCAGCGATTCGATTCTGTTTAGCAACACTATCAAGGTTCTCTACGTCAATATTACGGGCACGAAGCATTTCATCAATTCGTGCTTCATCACCAAGCAGGTCTGCAAGTTTAACATAAGCTAGTTCATTTACATCCCGTTGGAACGGAGTCCAAAGAGGATTGTATTTACCACCCATGTCAATCACATTCATGCCTTGAGTGGGGAACATCATGAATGGACGCAAACCAGGAAAAGTCTGTACCATACTGGATACAGCAGATGCCAAAGGAGTATCAAGGTTAAGTGCCATCTCATTAGTAGCGTACTTAACTGCTCCATCCTTCAACATATCATTACTATCAAACACCTCGTTGTAGTATTTTTCAGCAATAGGTTTGACGTTCTCTTTAGTAACAGGTTTACCAGATGCTACCAACTCATCCATAGCACGGAAACGGGCTTCAGCTGAGGCATTAAAGACACCGGTAAATCCATCCAAAGCAGTCATTGCATTGGTACCGAACCGAAGCACAGGATCCTTACCAAGGTCATTCAGCATCTCAATCTGTTTAACGAGATAACCCAAACCATAATTACCTTGTGCAGCTTGTGTTCTAGCAGCAGTTTTTAAGAATTCAAGTTCTCGTTCTGATTGCAAAAGCAGATCAATGCGGGTACCGCTTTTTACAGTATCTGGATTTTTTGATGCCTTCATAAAGATACTACCAGCATAAGGTATTGCCTTTTGCATAGTATCCATGATAGAGCTGTAAGCAATCCAACCACGTTGAATAGCCTTCAAATCACCTGTCATCGCTGCACCAGCAAAATGGGAAATTGGTTGAGAAATGATTCCACCAAAGTTACCTACTAATGCTTGGATAGGAGTAGCAAATGCAGACAACATAGCGTTGTAGACATTAGACCAAACACCTGCAACCAGTTTATTCTCAACCTCAGGATTAAGGTTAATGAGTCCTTTACCCAAATCGGTAGTCATACCATGGATGTACTTATTCATCTTAACAATGGTATCAATTGATCCATCAGTAAGTTCATAAGCCATCAGGAATTGTTCCATCAACTCAGGTTGATTCTCAGAAATCTGCCTTAAGGTATTACCAAACCGTTGGGAATCTTCAAAGATCTTTTGAGCTACATCACCGGCTTCTAGTACACTTGCTTCGTTATAACCTTCAATATTCTTGAATCCATTACGGACAAGTTGGATAATGTTAGCCTTACGATTCTTATAGTATTTAGCAGAACCAGAAAGTTGAGTTACATACTGCATCAGATCGATGATCTTTTCTTGGGCAACATCAACAGCTGCAGTACCTTCCATCATCCTTGCGCCTTCAGCAAGGTCAGAAATACGTCCAGTCAAAGATCCAGCAAGCAATGCCTGAGCACGTGCCAAATCCATGTTCGTAATTTCACCACCGAATTGACGAAGAACTCGGGATGCCATAGCAAACCCTTGATCCGTCATCATTTCCTTACCCTCTTTATTTCGGGTAATATATGGTTCTAAGGTTTGACGGATGTCAGCCTTACTCATACGAGGGTCAAACAGTTGAATGACTAGATCCTCATTAGAATCAAGAACATCATCAGCGGTAACTTTCCAACCATCACCCTCCATTCCGATCCTACCAGCCTTGTTAAGCTGTTCAGCAAGTCCAAGAACAATGTCCTGCCCGTTGTCACTACCCTGTAAAGCATACTTCAATGCAGGCTCAGAGATCATATTACCAATGCGACCGTAAACGGTGTCAAGGTTTTTAGAAATACGAGCTTGGTCAATAGCAGCACCGACAACACCAAAGTCATCTACAGTACGTACACCGATTTCAGAATAGTCAAACAGGTCATGAACACCTTTCAAAGGTACATCCATGTTAGGATTTTGGGAAAGGTTGTAATAACCCAGTTCATCCAAAGCTTCTTCTTGACGCTTAAGAGCATCAGCAAATGCTTCTTCAGGATCACCTGAGCGAGCCTTTGGAGAGTTTTCAGTCAACCATTGACGTGCCTGAGAAGTTTCACCAACCAGTTGATTTGATTTGCGAAGGCTGCTCAGACCATCAGCCATTGCTCCGACAAACTTAACACTGCCTTCTGCAAGACCAGTGATAAAACCCATACCTAGGTCTTCATAGATACCCTTAGCACGTTTCTGATCAGGACCATCATCCTTCAACGTAGCAAGACTGTCTGGAATCCAATCAAAAGTATTGGGCCATTTCTGTTTCAATGAACCAGTGAGGTTATCCTCTTCGTATTCACTACTAACAGAACCAACTGCAACACCAGCTGCTGCTTCAACACCACGCTCACCAAGCCAACGCATAAAAGGCATGTTACCAATAGACCAGCCAACACGTGACTGAGCCATAGCACCACCTCTAATACCAAGCCTACTGAGACCAAGTGTAGGAAGAACAACTGAGGAAATCTCTCTCAGTGCTTGGAAATGATCTGTTTCAAATTTCGGTAGTTTCTTAAACTTCTGTCCAGTTACCTTGTTAATAACATCAACACCGAAGTCAAGTGCCCCTACAACAGGAGCAGAACCGCCTTCAACAACTTGTCTGGCATAATCTCCGATGTCATATCCTTCTTCCCAAGGAAACTGCTGTTCCTTCTGCTGACCACCCGTAGGAGGTTGCATTTGTTGAGGCTGTTTAGTTTGTCCTCCCGTAGAAGTAATTGCTCCAGATTCAGCTTGAGCAGCACGAGCAGCATTAGCTTGTTCAGCCTGCCGCTCAAGTGCCATCTCAGCTTGAAACTCTTCAGAGAGTTCCATTTCACCTGGATCAACCCTAAACATCTCTGTAGGATCGTATTCCATAATTAATTCAACATGTAATAGAGATTAGGTCTACCGTACTTTTGTTCATATTCTTGAGGCGTGCCTCTCCAGTCAAACTTAGCTCGTGATGAGCTGTTGCTAATAATCATACCATCGGGACCAACAATACCCATGTGAGGGAATGGATCAGTTGGATGATTATCTTGCATAATAGCGATAGCACCAGGAACAGGTCCAGGAACTCGTCGAGCCGTTTGATCAAGAATCCGTTTTACCTCAGGAACATAAAGACTTGTCCCCCAAGGAACTGGCAATCCGGCAGAACGCATTACTTTACTAACTGCCCAAACACAAGCATTTTTCCCTGCAGAGGGACCTTCGCTTGTATCCATACCAACGTAGCTGGTTGCACTTGAGGAAAGTTGTAGGTTACCGTTACCAGAACGCATAAGGTGGGGATTATTCAAAGCTGTACCAGCACCACCATACTTATACAAAGCTGCAGCAAACTTCTTACCGTGATTCAACATCTCCCGTTTGATAGGACCATCAGGGAGTTCACCACGAAGATAAGCATCATAGTTACCAGGACCAGCGTTGTATGCCATAGCAGCCGCAACTGGATCACCGTACTTTTTCAGCTGAATAGAGTAGTACTGTGTACCATAAGCAATGTTAGCCCGTGGATCTTTCCAGTTTTGTTGTGCGAAGAATCCAGGATGAGATGCTTTGTTAATCTGCATCACACCAAATGAGGTGTTATTGTAGCTCGGTTTGGTAGGATTAAAACCGCTTTCAACATCTGCCAATGCTGCAATGTAAGAAGGATTAACTCCACTACGTTGAGCTGATTCCTGGATAATAGGACCGTATCCACGTGGAATTACATCAGGGTTAAACGTGTTAGCACTGCCCAAACCACGAACAGAACGCAACACACTAGGAGTCTTGTAAAGAAGTCTTTTGAAAGCAGGACTAATAGTTTGATTAGTAGTGTCCAAGGACGGCGGCGGCTTCAACGGTTTCATACCTTGAGCCACAAGTTGACGGTTAATAATGGTCATAGGATCCAGACCATTGGTTGTACCGGCAACAGCCAGAACATCTTGAGGAATGGTAAAACCAGGTTTACCATATTTCCTAGTAATGTTTTGAGCCTCAGATGCAGTCAAAATAGAATCTTTAGTATCAAGTACCTCTTCAATCCCATCTTCTTTAATACGTTTTTTCAAATACTCGTAACGTCTCCGAGCCTGTTCAGCAGCAGGCAACGCTCCTTTAGTCAAACCAGGGAACGTGGCTGCACCACCAGGACCATCAGTTTTACGATACCATTTGCTATTAGGATCTCTCAAACCAGCTTTAACTTCTTTATCCAATTGAATACCAATTGAGGCAGAAGCAGTATTGAAATCCATACCACCAGCTACAGCTTCATCAACACGTTTGCGATATTCAGCCTGCATGTATGCTTGAAGAACTACACTTGCTGCAGTATTAGGTTTGTTGGTACCAAAAGAAGTAGCACCGTTAGCTGTAGTTTTAAATGAATCTAATGTTTCTTTGTAAATTCCTGTACTGTAGCGACGCTCTTGATTAGCGAATCTATCAGCCAGTTTTTTACCAGCTGCATAGTCTAAACCTTGAGCAGCGTCAACCGCTTCTTGGGTAATGAAACCATCAGGAATAGCTTCCAGCCTTTCAATAGCTTTAGCTTTCTCTACTGCTTCAGTAGTGTAGTTAAGTTGGAATTTATTGATGGAATCAGGGACTCTACCCCATGCGCCACGGAAAAATTTAACCGCTGCATCAGCGTTTTTCTTGCTAGGATCTTTAACCAAACCTTCAAGAACACGTTTTTCGTCCTGTAAAAATCCGACGTTATCCGCTGCGATCTCAGTGTTTCTGAATTCAAGATCAGTCTTTACCCTTGCTAGTTGCATATTAGCAAAGCGTGAAGGCCAATCAAAAGCAAATCCTCTGCCACCTTCTTTTAAAACAGCTTGTGACAGCTGTTCCATAGTAAACAGAAATTTACCATCAGGTCCCCTAAGAGTTGCCAACGCTTCAAATTTATCCAAAGCACCTGCATAACCATTCTTAGGATTACGTGCCCAAGTACGGAATGAAGTCAATGCATTTTGAGTAAAGGCTGCTGGATTATTGGTTAGAATAGTAGTGGCATTATCATCCTGCATTGCATACAGGTTCTCTTCTTCTAACCGCCTGACTTGACCAAGGATGCCTTGATGAAGAGTTTTGACCGAAGTCAAACCATCTCGCATCATTTCAGGTTTCAGTTTAAGAAGACCTGTCTCCTGAGTAAATTTACGTTGGAAGTCTACAAGAAATGCAGATGCACCACCTGAAGTAGCGAAGGTATCCTGATTCTCTGTTTTAGCCTTTTGAAGGCGATCAGGGTAAACAACGTTCCACAGGTAGTTAGCACGAGCTTGATCCAGACCATAACGGTAACCAGAGCTCATAGCCCGTGCCTGAGCTACTGCTAAGGGGTTACCACCAGCAGCTACAACATTATCCA